TCTCGCCCCGCGCTTTTTCCCCTTTAATTAAACCTACACGCGAGTAGATAACGAAAGTTGGCACACGCTATGCATAGGGGCGGGAAACTGGCCGGGCCCATCGTTGTACTGCGATCGATTACTGCGCGCTGGGCGTTTTACATACTAGGGCCGCGAAAGAGTCCAACGGTCGTTAGACGCGAAGCTAGGGGCCTTGTGTGTGATTTAGTTTATGGGGGGAAACCGTCCAAAACAGGCCCCGATCTGGTCAGATTCCCAGCCCCATTTGCCGGGCGTCATCGGTGCTCGCCCAGTACCGGATCCGAGCCAGGGCGATCTCCACATAGGCCGGATCCATCTCGATTCCGATGGCGTCGACTTGCTCCAGGACCGCCGCGCAGAGGGTGGAGCCACTCCCGAGAAACGGATCGAGAACGATCCCACCGTCGGGGACAACTAGGGCCAACAACCAGCGCATGAGATCCAGGGGCTTAACGGTCGGATGGTGATTTCCGCGAGATCGGGCGTCTCTCAGCTTCGGGTGATTGGCGATCCCTTTCCGCCCGTCGCTCCAGTTCCTCCCCTCCAGATCCCAGCACCCCGCCTCCCTCTCCTCACGGCCGGGCTTTGCTTTGTATTTGAAGATCGGAAAGTAGCGGGAGGCTCCTCCGGAGTCTTCCGGGCATATCCGCTCGACATCCGGGCCCGGGACTCCGCCGACATAACCGCCGGTTTGCCACCCTGCAATCCCGCCAGATCTGGACACGGTATATCCACTCTGCCGATCCATCTCCGCCACCGGGCACCCCTCCACACATCGGATCCCGCAGCCCTCGACGTGAGCTAGGATCACATTGGGAGGCCATCGCCCGATCGATTCGTGGGGCTCGTAGGTCTCCCCGTTCATCCCCCGGCTATCCTCCCGGTGTCCCAGGAACGGATCGCCGCCGGCGTCGTACCTGTTGATCGTCACCGGCTCCACTCCAACCCGGCACGCCTCGACATTGATGGCCCCAGTGCCATGCTCTTCGAGATTCTGGGCCACGGTCCCGGGGAAGGGTTTACGGGCGACGAGGATCGGTTCATGGGCCGGCTTGAGGGCGGTCCCGAGACCTCCCCCGCAGTCGAGCGACTTGGGAAACCCGGATCCGTAGATCCAGTGAATCGAGTCTCTGATTTCAAATCCGGCAAGCTCCAACCCATAGGCGAGATGATGATATGTGCGCGGCGAGCCCATCGCCAGAACGTACCCACCCGGCTTGAGGACCCGGATCGCGGCCTCGGCCCAACGGCGGTGGAATGCTTGCTGGTCGCCGCCGTCGCCGAGATTGTCAAAATCCTTTCCCATGAACCCGATCCCATAGGGAGGATCGGACACGATCGCGTCTATGCTCTCCGGTTCAAGCTCGGCGGCCATCACATCAGCGCAGTCCCCCGTGTAGACCCAGGTCCGCGGGGCGGGTTCATGGGGGGCGTTCTTCCTCCTGGTCATCACTCATCCTCTCCTTGCAGTCTGGGCACGTCACATGCTCCGGGCTCCACGTGATCGTGACAGTCCCCGGAGCCTTGCACAGGGCCCCGAGGCCCTTGATCCAATGCACAGCGCGTTCCTCGTTTTTCGTCTCATTCAAATGCCCCCCTTGACGGCTGATCTTACCGCCTCGACTTGAGTTCATCGTATAGCCACACCGATCCGAGCATGTAGGCCTGATCCTCGGTGAGTCCGACCGGCCGGGCTTCGTCCTCTCGGATGTGCTCCACGTCGATCCCGGCCTCGATCAGATCGTAGCATACCAGTTCAAGCGCGTCTGGATCATCGGAGGCGACGACGTCGGGACGGGGGAGCCAACACCCGGCGTCACACACCCGGCCGATCTGGTCGGCTGTAAGATTCTGGGGTCGGATTCGGACGGCGATCACGGCTCGGCGTTCAACTTCTTGTAGGCGGCCCGGAAAGGCTCCAGGAGGGCGTCATAGCCCAACGGGATCCGGTCGTCGAAGAGGTCGGCGACCGATGGCGGGATCCGTAGCTTCGTCGAGAACTTCGGGTTAGTCCCGATATACAGCCAGCGGGCCCCCTGGTCGTCGATATAAGCCCGCCCGATGATGGAGCACACCTTCTCCAGGGCTACACGGGGGCGCTCCCTCAGTGAGGGGATATATCGGGTCCTCACGTCCCGGGTGTTCTTGTCGAACATGCCGATCGCGTTGCCATCGGGATCATAGTCCCTCTGGGTCTCGTGAGAGATGAAAACCACGGCTCCGGAGTGGGCCCGGGTGGACTTGAGGAGCCCCTCGATCTCGCGATTGATCCGGCCCCACATTTGCGCTTTCTGGCTCGGGCGATCGTCGGGGTGTGTGATCCCGAATTCGGAGCAGACGTGATCGAATGCCAGATCGCACGCGGCATCAATGGTGTCGATGATCAGCGCCTCGCCCTCCCCGGAGTCGATGGCGGCCTGTATACCGTACCGGAGCCACGTCCACCGCGAGGGCGTAAGAGGTGGCTTCTGGGCTCTACAATGGGCCGCAAAATCGGCGGGAACCTCGGCCGGAAACGGGCGAATCGATACCGCTTCCGCCCCGGCGTCGAGGTCGAAAAAGATGTGTCGAGGGAACTGGGATCCGAAAGTGGTCTTTCCAGATCCAGACGCCCCGAAGACACAGATCCGGAGGCGTCGGGGGTCGAGCAGGGGGGAACGGGCGGCTAGTACAGGGGGCTTAAATTTCGTCATCATCTTTTCTCCTGATCCGAAGGGTCCCCCGGCCCTTGGGCTTGCTGGTTTTGTAGTATGGTTCTAGATCGATGTGGGGCAACGCGGCCTTAAGGGCGTTGACGCTAAAGCTGCGCCGCCCTGGTCGGCTTGCCGGGAAGTGGGCGCTATAGTCCGGGGTCGATAGGTGCTCGGCTTCGCCCATAAAATCGCCGATCAGGGCTTCGGTCTGGGCGATGATCTCCATTATTTCGGATCGATTCTCTCGGAGTTCGGAGACGTAGGCCACGAGGCTCTCAATGTCCGGGTCTTCGGTGTCGATCGTGTCGGGCCTTGATTCGGCGTAGCGCTCCGAGACGATGGCCCGGCGGACCTCTCCGGACTCTGCAAGCTCAAGGAGATCGCCGCGGTTCCCATTGCCCACCGCTCGGCGAAACTTGGACGCCGCCGCGATCATCTCCGCTTCGAGGTCTGGATCTCGCTCGATGATCCTGTATTGGACGTTTGATTGCATCTCGACGACGAGCAGCCCGAGATCTGCGCCGGTACAAATGCACCCGAGGAGAACCTGGAGGCGATCGGCCGGCTTGCACCCTCCGCCCTTGTAATGGGCCCTTTGGGAGCTATCGCGGCTTTTGATTTCACCGTAAATCTTCACGGGCCAACTCCCCCACTTGTCGCAAAATGGAGGACTCGACGAGGTGGCCAGGAAATCGGGAGAACACCCGATCCAATCCTCGGTTGGATGGAGCACAAAAGACGGGGTGGTGAGCACCTCAAACGCTCCGGGCCGGGCCGGATCCGCGGCCGCGGTCTTGAGGATCTCGGGTTCCATCAGAGTACCTCGTTTCATAGCCAGCGACGGGGCCGGGTCGTCGACTAGCTCGCCGCGTTCGAGCAGGTATCGATCGTGCACGTCGTGGTAGCCGTGGCCCATGATGTCGGAGATCTTGGATCCTGTGATCCGACCCTTCCGGGCCTTAAGCCACGTCGGTCGCCTCGCCCCGGCCGCCAATTCGATCCGGAATTGCCACCCGATGCTTGCCGGGGTTTTCGTCGTCGTCATCCTTGATCCTCCTGACCTCTTTAATCTCTCCGCGGTACCGCATCTCAAGCCACCCCCGCTGGATCTGGTACAATACAGATCGCCTCGACAATCCCAGGTGTGCGGCCATCTCCGGAACGGAGACCCATCCCGACTTAAACCCGGGACGGCGAGCCCAAACGGTCCACCGCGCAAACCGATCGCCTTCGATCTCGAAGACCTCGATCTTGTCGGACCTGATCGCGGCCTCCATCTCGTCCGCGCCCCCGAGCTTTTCCCGCATCCGGTCGGCACGGATCCACGGGCCATAATCAATTATTCGTCTTTGCATATTAACCACCCGCGGCGAGTATGGGGCCCGGCGGATCGCGTGTCAAATTGCTTGATTTAACTCGATATTTGACGCGGCCCGGATCGCGTGCCATGTTTCCGACACAAGGAGGTGCGACACAATGCAACCAAAAACACGCATCAAGGGGGGCCAATCATGACGACGTGGAGGGCCATCCGCCAAGATATAATATGTGATCCTAGATTCCTATTTCTCCCAGACCATTCCAAGCTTCTATACTTCCACATCCTCACGGTCTCCGACTCTTATGGCCGGTTGTGCGGCCATCCCGGGGCTCTGCTCCACAGATTCGGCCCGACGCTCCGGACCCCGTCAGAATTCGCTGAATCCCTCGCGAGCTTGCACTCCGCCGGGCTCGTCGAGTGGTACGCGGATCCAGGCGGCGATCAGGCGTGGATCGAGATCGCAGGCTTTGACGAAGATCAGCCCAACAAGAACCGGGATCGACGCGGACGCCCCAAGCTACCGGGCCGCCAGGATCACCACATCGACGCGGCCGCCGTGTGGTGTGACAATCCCCCCGCCCGTCAGCCTAGTCTACCCCTGGTAGAAGACCACTCTTCTACCACTCCGGGACCGGTCTACCTTAGAAAGATAGATAGAAAGAAAGAAAGAGAGCCCTCGGAAGACCTCGGACTTGCGGTTGAGTTCTGGAGGGAAAAGGCGAAGAAAAAGCGACAAGCGCAGGACGTGGAAAAAAAGAGGATCACCGACGTCCTCAAAGCCCACCCGATCGAGGTCGTCAAGGGCTACCTGGAGCACGCCCTCTCGGATCCGTGGTATTGGGTCCGGGGTCAGGCTCACCGGCGGGACATCGCGCAGCTATTCCCGACCCGCGGCGATCGGCCGTGGACCGTGAGGATCGGAAACTTCCTGGAGCCTGATAGCCCAGCCCCATCCTCGGGCGTGCCCACATACGCCCCACAGGACCCCAAGCGCGCCGATGAGGCCCTCCGGGCGGCAATGGAGGGGCAACCATGACGATCACAGCGATCCGCACCTCAGACGTGCAACTAGAGCACGCGATCCTCGGTTCCGTTCTCCTCGACCCGCGTGGCCTCGATGTCGTCGCCGACGTTCTCGATCCCGATGACATGGTCAACCCCAGATCCCGTGACGCCCTCGACGCGATCCGGCGCGGGGTGTCGGAGGGCGTCCCCGACGCCGCCCTACTCGAATGGGTGGCCCGGGAGATCTCCGACGAGCGATCGCCCTTCGAGGCTGTACAGGTCGAGTTGATTGGGTGGATCTCACAGGTCGCCGCCACTACCACGATCCGGCACGACGCCCAGACGCTCGCCACACAAGCCCGGCTCCGCCGGATGGTGTACGAGTCTCGAAAGGTGACGACCGCCGCGGCGTCGAGGGACGTCGAGGCGGCCGAAGAGGCGATCGGCCGGCTCTCTGACCTCTCCGCAGGGCCACGCGGCGGCCGGGTTGTCACGCTATCAGAGGCCGCCCAGGAGCACGCCAGAGCGCTCCGCGATTTCGAGGAGGGCCGCCGGCGTCGATTCCGGACCGGCCTCCCGATTTTCGATCGGGACATCAACAAGGCCCGGGGTGGTCAGATCGCCGGGGGGCAGCTAGGGTTGATCGGCGGCCGCACGTCAGCGGGGAAAACCACGCTCTGTACCTATGTGGCGCTTCAGATCGCACACCTACAACCCGACACCCGGATCCGGTTTTTCTCTCTGGAGCTACACCCCCGGGACCTCGCGGCGAAGGCGATCGCCCGGGAGATATTCCGATCGGAAATACAAGGCGTGCCCAACTGGGAGCGAGCCCAACGCGCCGCCGACAATATCGCCGCGGGTCTAGGCCGGCGGATCGAGATCTCCGATGAGCTTGACCCCAAGGCGATCATCGCCTCGGCGACCCGAGCGGCCCGGGATGGCGTCTCCGTGTTCGTTGTCGATCATATTCACCGGATCCGGGTCCCCGATCCGCGTGTGATGCGCCACGCCCTCGGAGACTTCGCCAAGCGGATGAGGGATCACGCCAAGGAGTTTGATGTGCCGTGGCTCGTCGCTTGCCAGCTAAACCGGGAATCGGCGAACAACAGCAGACCGCCGGGCCTCCACGACATCGCAGAGAGTGACATCGTGAGCCAAGAGGCCGACTGGGTCGTTAATATCTGGTATCCGGATCCCATGAACCGGCAGATCTGCGAGCTTCGGGCAGTCAAAAACCGGACCGGCCCGGAGGCGGCCTGGAAAACAGAGGCGAACTGGCCAGCCCAGAGCTTCTACCCACCGGGGGCCCAAGGATGACGGACATTCAACAAGCGATCGACCTCTTCGAGGACGAGCGGATCCAAGAGGCGCTTAACCGATTTATGATCACAAAGACGGCGCGGTGCGATCGGCCGGTTGTGACCGGCCTGGAGGCCGCGATCGAGATCGGGATCCTCCGGATCGTGTACGTCTCCGGGATTATCTCCGTTTGTCGTCTCGTGTCGGGAGGATCACAGGAAAAGGTCGTCGAGGATCTTTGCCAGCGGATCGACGAATTGGCGTTGCTGCAAATGCCGGCGCATGAGGCCTAAATGGGAGATCGCACAAAAGAGATGAGGACGGCCATCACCACCGGCGAGGGGTCCGACCCCTCGCCGGGCCCTCGTCCCCTTGACGTCGTTTTTGAGATTCCGCTCGCCCCCAAGGGCAAGCAAAGCGCCCGAGTCACGGCCCAGGGGACTTACCTTCCGAGCGCGACGGCACAGTGGCAAGCTCGGCTTGCCCTGATGGCTCGGGAGCATATGCCGGCGGAGGTGCTTGAGGGGCCCGTCCGTGTCGATCTGGTTTGCATCATGGGCCGGCCCAAACGGCTCCGCCGCAAATCCGATCCCGATGGCCTCGTGATGTGGTGTCCACAGAAACCGGACGGGGACAACGTGTCCAAGGCGGTCTTGGACAGCCTGGGCGCGAAGGGGTCAGGGTTCTGGAGGGATGACAAGCAGGTGGTTGACCTCCGGGTGCTTAAGGTGTACGCCGAAAAGCACGGATCGCCACGGATGATCATCCGGGTCCGCCGCCCGGTGATGGACCCCCGCGGCGAAATTTACGCGATGACGGGGCGAGTCCCCGGGGGATGATGCTAGACCCGATTAACTCGCCAAGAGATTCGGCCGGGGCCGAGGTCGGCCGTGCTTTTCGGGCGATCCTCGATTGGCTCGGGCGATCAAGAACGAGAACGGCCACGATCGAGATCAGGATCGCAGGGCGCGAACTGATCCGGATCGAACTGGACAGGGGGAAGACTTGAGGAGGTGCTATTGTGAGCAATCCCGCCGGCCGCGCAAGCTCGGCCACCGTAGAGACCCAAGCGCTTAGGACCCGGAACAAGTCCGGCAAGAGCCCCCGGGCGATGAGTTCGGACGTCAAGGCGATGAAGCGGCTGGTTATGGGTCCCGACGCGTCCGCACAGCAAAAAAAGGCTTTCGATCTCGCCTATCGATCGCTTGGGCTCCCGTTTGTGGCCGCTCTGATCGTCGGCGATCTGGTACGGCTCAACGAGGCGGATCCGGAGCACGTCCCCGAGCGCGTGAAAACCACCACGAGATCGAAGCACTACGATCAACTGCGGAGAATCGCAGAGAAGGTGAACGCAGGCGAGGCCGCGATCCCCGATTCGGTTAACCTGGAGCTTGTCCCGGCGGAGGATCTCGACCTGGATCTGACCACAGATCTCCCCGAGGTCGAGGGCGGCAATTGACAAGCACCACCGTCGGCGCTTTGGGCCTCGGGCCTCTACACGCGGCCCAGATGCGGTTTATGCTAGCCCCCCAGCCCAATCGGCTCTATCTCGGGGGCATCGGTTCCGGGAAGACCGCCGTGGGCCTCCTTGCGTGCGTCACGGAGGCGTTGAGGCCCGAGAATCGCGGCCTACCGATCGGGGTGTTTGCGCCGACCTTCCGGCAATCAAAGCGGATCCACGTTGCGCGGATCCTAGCGATGCTCGACCATTGGGAGCGCGCCAAGGGTTGGAGCTTAGTCCGCCGGTTTCACCGCTCGGATTTCATCCTGGAGCTACGCGGCGGCGCTGAGCTTTGGTTTCTGAGCTTTGCCAAGGACGTCGATCGGCTCCGTGGGATCGAGCTTGCAGGTGCCTATGTGGACGAGATCGAGCAGGTCCCGGATCCGGCGGCGATCTGGGCGCTGATTTCCGGGCGTGTCCGGATCGGGAGTTCGAGGAAATGGGCGACGACCACGCCTAAGGGGTACCGTGGCGTTCCGCGCCTCTTCGTTGAGGCGCTCCAGGGCGGATCGAAAATTCACCACCTTGTAAAATCGACGTCGATGGACAACCCGTACCTCGACGCCGAAGTGGTCGCGGACTGGAAGGCGAACTTATCCCGACGGAGTTGGCGCTCCGAGGTGGAGTGTTCTTTGCTCCGAAGCCCCGACGTGGTTTTCCCCGAGTTCGTCAAAAAGAGGTGGCCCGATGGCCACCTGATCGATCACCGTCACCAGTACGGCGATCCGTGGTTCCTGTCGTGCGATTGGGGATACTCGCACGCGTCGTTCCTCGCGTGGCAAAGGATCGAGCGCGACGGTACAGAGATCGACGTGTGTTTCCTCGAAGAGCACCCCGACGATACCCCGATGGATCGCCAGAGGGGAATGATTCGCGATATGGCCAAGAAGCTCGGCCGCGAGCCCCTCGCGTGCTACACCGACCGCGCCGACCCCCGTCAAAACCGGTGGCTGATGAACGAGTTTAGATCGGCACAGATCATCACGATGCAATCGAGGGCGCAACAATCGCAATGGGGCGGGATGGAAACGATCCGGGCCCTCCTCGACCCAATGGGGGACGCGCAGGCCGACGAATTGAACCCGCCTAAGCTCGCCTTCTCTACCGGATTATTGCATTGCGATGGCGATCGCGGCATTGTACGATCGTTCGAGATGTTGCGCCGCCGCACGGTCAACAATGAGCTTGTAGACGAGGTGCTTAAGGATAACGTTTTCGACCACGCGATCGACTCTTGCGCGTATATGGCGAAGGGCCGCCACGGCATGATCGGAGCGTTTACCATGTAGGGAAAATATGAACCTTGATCATTACCCGGGGATGACCCAGCGCGATCCGAATTGGCACAAGACATCAAAGCGCCTCCACGAGTTCTTAAACCGGGATTTCAGATCGATCCAAAAAGAGATCCTCCCCAAGCTATTCCCCCGAAGCCACGGCCGGCGGCTAGCTCGGGATCTTCCCGTCGTATGGTCGTTTAGCAAGGAATTGACGCCACATTACAGGCGGCCCCCAACTCGAACATTTATCGACGGGGACGCCTCGACCTCCGTGATCGCCCGGGTCTATGACGGGCTCAGAATTAATACCGTGATGAAACGCCTCACGGAATTGCTGGTCACACAGGGCACAGTAATAGGCCTATTTCGTCCCGTAAGTGGCCGGAATCGTTGGCATTTGGATTTATTCCCCCCATATATGTGCGAAATCGATCCGGATCCGACGGACTCGGCCAACATCCAGGCCGCCCGGGAGATCCGCTTTAAGGTGGCCCTCGAAGCTACGCACGATCGGGTAAGGTACGGGACCTTGAGGATCACTCCTGACCGCGCCGAATACGTCGGCCAGAAGGTGAGCGGAGTCTACACCGACGACGGCCGGATGCCCTTTGACATGCTCCCGGTGTTCGTTGCTCGGCTCGGGGGGGTCGAGCACCCAGGAAGCGTATGGTCAGCCCTCCCCTTGGAGTTACACGACGCTCAGATATCCATATCTGTCGCTATGGCAGACTGGCAATATGTCGCTTTGAACACCTCTCACGGACAGCGTGTGATCTCCGGCCTCACACCGGAGCGCGCCCAGGAATTGCAGTTCGGAGCGGACACCGTGATCGGCCTGGATAGCGAGTCGTCGTTCAATGTCGTGAGCCCTACCTCCAACCTCGCCGACTATATCGCGTCGACTACCAAATTCTGGGACATGCTCCGGGTCACCTATGGGCTCAGGCCCCAGGACTACACCCGGGCCGTCACGGCCGTCGCAAAACGGATCGAGATGATCGATCGTGACGCCCATCAAGAGGAGCTTACAAACGCCCTGATCGACTGCGAAAACGACATGGCGGCCGTCGCGGCGTCTGTGCTCTCGTGGAACTTCGGAGCTAACACCGGGACCATCAAGGCCCCCCGCGTGCAAATGGGGTACAACAAGATCGAGTTGCCAGCCGACATCCTCCATCAGTCACAGGCCGACCAGCTAGGGGCCTCGCTGGGCATCACGAGTCCTTCGCGTCTTGTGGCCTCCCGAATGGGCGTCCCCCTCGCGGAGGCCCGGCAGATCGTCAAGGAGAACCTGGAGGAGTACCGGCAAGTGCAGGGCGGGGGATCCGATGGCTAAAGCACGCCGCGAGGTATTCCGCCCACCCGGCGGTAAGGGCCTTTCGATCGGGATTTTCTGGGGGGCCAAGTTCACGCCACGCTTGATCCGGACGTGGAGGCCGGCCGTCAAGATCTGCGCGACGATCGCTTTTCACATTCGGGAGCGTGTCCGCGATCGTCAGAAGGCATCGGATGGGGGCAAGCTCGGGCCCGGCGTCCTAAGTGGGGAGATGTGGCGATCTCTGACCGTGGCCCCGGTTTCCAGACATGGCGGGGTCGGCGCGCGCGCCTATTTCGCCCGGAAGTCGAAGGCATACCGGAAAAACAGAAGTGGCCAAGTCGTCCTTAAAACTCAGGTGGTGGAAACGAAGGCGCGCGCCGCCAAGTTCCGGGCGACCCGATCCGGCCTAAAGTTGAGCGCCGGAAAAGTCGCGGGAACACGCGAAAAGGCGGTGACCGTTCGCAACCAACACAAGGCCCTCGCGGTGTCGGGTATGTCGAAAAACGCCCCCACGACAAAATGGAGGAACGGCCAGCCCGTCGTCACCTATGGGCCCCAGCACACGGCGTCTGGCGGCCACTCGCCGATCTCCATATTACAACCGTCCTCGTCGGAGGCGAACGCGGTCGGAACGTGCATACTTTTGGCCGTCGGCGGCCGCGCAATAAAAACCAAAGACAAGCCGAAGATCCCCATGAGAGGGGATCGCCGCCTGATCCAGAAAATACGCCGATCTCTGGGGTTGTGATCAATTGTTGACCCGCCGATCACAATGTCACACAATGGTCGGGCATTGTGTCCAATTGGGCACGGACTCGGGGGCATGAGGTGGTGATGGAAACCAACCAAACAGTGACAGCAAATAGTGATCCTGTAGATTCGGCAGATCGGCAGACAAGCGATCCGCCTGTCGAGGTGGACCCCGCCACGCAAGCCCCCGAGCCCGAGCCCTCCGCTCCGGCCCCGGCCCCAAACCTTGAACTTGCACCCGATCCCGATGACCCCGAATCCCCCGCCGATCTTCCGGCTCCGGGTGAATCGGAGATCGCGGATCTCCGTGGGGAAATTTCTTCCCTCAAGGAGATGTTGCTCGCCGAGCAGAAGGGCCGGGCGGACGCGGAGAAGGCCAGGACGAAGGCCGAGACCGAGAAAACGAAGGCGGACGCCGCGCGCGCCGATCAGGCCGAAAAGGCCCGGCGGGATCTCCTGGAGCAATTGGGGATCATTAAGTGGGAATATGCGATCCACGCGCCCACCGCCAAGGACGCGTCGCCCTACACCGAAGAGGGCCGCCGGGTGTATGCTAAATTCCGAGCAGAAAACGAGCAGCTTTTCAAAGGCACGCCCAAGGCACCCGCCCCCGATCCGACTGGGCACCACCCGGTCGGACGCAAAAAGGGATGGCGGGACGTCATGCAACAAGCGGCCAAGGGGATCACGAGATGAGAAGAAACAAAGACGCCGATCGAGCAGATGCCGCAGAACGAAAGAGGCGGTCGTCTAACGCCACCCGGGAGGCCGCGAAGGCCAGGGCCGAGGAAATACGCCAAAAGCTCGCAAACACGCGTGGAGAGCTTCCAGGGACGATCCTGGGCAAAGAGGCGGGGTGGCACTACACGGTCATCCCGTCGGACGCAACGGAGCGAACGAAGGACATGGCCCGGCTCGCCTGTGAGGCGAAGGGCTTCGAGAAGGTCACAGACGGACACATCACGGTAGCGGGGCACGTCAACCCCGAATCGTGGCGGATCCCGGATGAGATCCATCAAGAATTTCTGGCGGCAGAGGCCGCGGAGATGTTAAAAAACACCGCCCGTTAAAAGGCGGCCAGAAAGGGGGAAATTGTGGCGACGACTATTACACCATACGGCACTACCAACAAATACGAGACCCTGATCGAGGCCTACCAAGAGGATGTCCTTAATTGGTTGCCCCAGTTCGAAGCGTTCACAAATCTTTCGTCTGAGAACGCAGCGGCAAAGCAAGTGTGGGCGGATCATCCTGTCGGCCAGATTGGGGCGCACGCGGATCCAATCACCGCACACACCCACGGATCGGCCGCGGCCGTTTCGGTCACTCCGACCGCCTACTCTGGCAAGCTCACCTTTACGGAAATCGAGGAGGCGCGGGACAGCAACGTCGTGGCCAACGGGGCCGAGAAGTTGATGATCGGCGCTAAGAGAACGTTCGAGAAGCTCGTTTTTGACGCGTTGCCCCTCGGCATCACGACAACGGAAGTACCATCGGGGGATGCCGGCGCAAGTGTCAAGATTTTCTCGGCAGCACACACGGACGGCAGTTCAGTCCAGTCGAATCTTTCCAGCGCAGCCCTGAGCCATTCCAGCTTGAATGACGGCCGGGTTGCCCTCCGTAAGTGGAAGAACACCGCTGGTGAGCCCCTCGAATTGGACCGCGGACCGCTTGCATTGATCGTCCCTCCCGAGCTTGGCGACACCGCCCGGCGTCTCGTCGGATCTCCGATGTATGCGCAGACGTTCACCGACAACGCGACCGGGACGTCAGGGGCAACGGATCGCCTTACCGGCGCGGCCGCGATCGGTTCCGCGGGGGCGCACTCGAACCCACAATTTAACCGCCCTTTTTCGATAATCGAATCGGCGTACCTCACGGATGGAAATAACTGGTATCTTTTCTCAACCGAAAACACACCGCTTAACCTGTGGGTCCCGACGCCTCCGTCCATCAAAATTATCCAGGACGTGGCGAACCGAAACTGGGTTGTCAGTGTGCTTTTCGAGGCTAAGGTCTACTGGCGTGCCCCCGTCTCCGGGTGTTTTGGGGCCGGCGTTTCCTGATGGCCTGGGAGGTGCTCGAAAATAGCACCTCGACGGAGATCGAGGTGTACCCTGACACGGAGGAAAGCTACCTTTCCACGGCCGCGGCCGTGGCTTTCGACGATGGCGGGGTTGAGCTTGCATCCTCGGCCGTCGTCGTCGATGGCGTGGCTACCTCCGTGGCATCGTCGGCGGGGTCGAGCCATCAGAGCTTAACTCTCGATTCGGCTTCCGGGGTTTACGTCGGCCGATCATACCGCCTGGAAAACTTGGCCGGCGAGGTCGCGATCGTCACGATCGCGGCGATGTTCGGATCGGTTGTCACGCTTCGAGATCCTCCCGGGTTCCTTACCGCGCCGGGTGCCGGGACATCCTTTAGGGGTGCCCGTGTTTCCTGGACACTCCCGGCGGCCGCCACGGCCGACCGGGGGACCAATCGGCGCGTCCTTTGGACCGTGACCCGCCAGGACGGCAAGGTCAGGGCCTATTCGTCGATCTTCCATGTGGTCCGGACCCTGTTTAGGGATCCGGTTACGCCCGACGACGTTTACCAGTATGTGGCCCGGCTCCATCCCGGATCCGCGTCGGCCATGACCCCAGCGCGGCGGGAGGAAGTAGCAGATCGGGCCAACCGGCGGGTCCGCTCCCGTCTCCTTGAGAGCCAACGCCGCCCCCACTTGCTCGGCGATCCGGACTCGCTCCGGGAGGCCGGGCGCGTGGCCCTTCAATGGGTCTTGCTCGATGATCGGCACGTCCTCGTTAACAGCGATGACGACTTGTTGGATCAACTTGACGCCCTCGACAACCGGATGGCCGTCGAGGTGGCCCGGGCGATCGATGCGATGACGTGGTACGATTCCGACGACTCCAATACAGTCGACGTGGGCGAGGTGGCCCCGGTTTCCACCCGGATCGTATTATGAGGGCGGCGGAGGTGCGGACCGCGATCGTTGACGCGATCGAAGCGATCACCCCCGGATCCCAGGTGAGCACCGAGGACGTCTACAGGGCCCACGACTTCGACACTCCGGCCCGGGATCGGGCGTTCCGTCTCGACCGCGTCGGGCCGCAAGTCCCGGCCCAGTCGCTCGTCACGACTCTGGGGGGGGCCGCGGATCCGTATGAGATAACCTTTGAGTTAACGGTTCTTTATGTCGAAGGCAGGGGCACGACGGGCCGGAAACTTGACGACGGCGATGAGTGCGTGGACGCGTTGCGACAACTCACGGAGCACGCCCAGATCCGGACCATTGAGATCCGGCCGGGCTCCGATGTTCTGGATCCTAATGGATATTGGATTGTAAATTGGGATCTCTCCGTTCAATACGATCGGCGAGATCCGTAAAAAGGGGGGTTTTCCGTGGCTTACAACTTGACCAATGTGGGGCGAATTGCGATCGCCCATCAATCGACATGGGGCACGCCGACGACGTTGGCGGCCTCCTTCACGGCCCTCGAATGTGAGGCGAGCTTACCGCCCGTGACCCGGGAAGTTTTCGAGCGAAACACGATCACGTCGGGGCACTATTACCTGACCCCGATCGAGGGGTCGCAGCATGGCCAGGAGTATAGCATCACCTTCCCCTTGCACGGGATGTCATCGGCCGGCTCTGGTCTTCCTACCACGAACCCCACGATCCCATCGACGGGGACGATCAATCATCCGGAGATCCACATCCTCAAGAGCTTGATGGGAGGCGCGCACGCGGGGGGCTATCTTGCTCTGTCTACTTCGACGGCCACCGACAATGGAATCCTCCCGATCGACGAGACCACGGACTCCGACATCACTGACAATTTCGCGACTGGCCAGGCCGTCGCCGTGAGGACGACCCCGACCGGATCAGGCGATCTCGAATACCGGGCCGCCTATGTAAAGTCGATCTCCAATAACGTCGGCAGCGACGACACCCTGGTACTCTTGCAGAACCTGGGCGGTACCGTGGCGGCCGACGAGACGATCTACGGGGCCAAGACGGCGTTTATTGATACATCAATCGAAACGCTATTTTTCACGCTAGAGTGGAGATCGCTCGATAACACCTCTCGGATCGTGATGGACTCTTGTGTCGTCAAGTCCGTCGAGCTTACGCTAGACCCCCGAGGCGTCCCGACGTGTGCGGCCACCTTCGTCGTGAACGGGATGGAGCTATCGACCGGAACGGCGCTCGGCGATCAGGCATTCACCCTCCAGACAATCCCCACCGCAATCGGCAAGAATGCGGCGCGCTATCTGTCGGGAAACACGGCCACCGCGATCAATAACCTGAGCATCACAATTGAGCAGGATCTGGCCCCCAAGCTCGACCACGCGGCCAGCAATGGAGTTGGCGGCCTTCTGTGTACCGCCCGGAGAGCAACGGCGAGCTTCTCCGAGCTTCTCACGGCGGCCCCGCTGTTCAATCTTCAGACGGGTATCGATCCGATTTTCCTCCAACTTGGCACAACGCCCGGGAACATGATGTGCGTCTGTATCCCCGCGCCGATTGAAATGGCCGTGGGGAATCTCGGCGACCAGGAGGGCTTGATTATGCAAGAGCGGACCTACCATCCAGGAAATAACACGGCGGACGCGGCCAACGCCGATCCGCTCCCGGGGACCGGATCGGATCCGATGGATTCCGACTTTCGGATTTCGTTCCTCTAGTGGCGTTTTTACTGACCAGGACGGATCAGGCGGTCGGGGTTTTCTGGACCGGAGACCCGGCCATCAAGGTCAAGAAGGGGGCGGCGGACGATGAACCCGAGATCATCAGGGCCGATTCGGCCAACGGACGGATCAAACGAACCGGGCCGCCTCCGGATCGCTTCGTTGTCCGACCCCTCAATAACCGGGAGTTCTTGGGGCTTGGGGCGATCGGGTCCGACTCGACCGGGATGGCGTACGCGGCGTGCGAGATGTGCGCCCTGTCGATCACCCGGATCGACCGCGGCGACGGCACCACGATCGACGACGAGGAGGAAATCCGGCGGATCGTCAACGAAGGGGTCCCGCCGGAGTTCATCAGTTCGATGGCGCAATTCATTATCGAGCTTACCACCGCGACGGGGGGCCAAAAAAAAACGTGAGCTAGTTCTGCTCGTCTGGTCTAATCACGAGATCATCACCGGGGCCCCATACGGGCTCAATTGCCAGCAATGCCCCCGAGATCGCCGATGTGACGAGTGGGGCGTGCCGGGCCTTGATTATCCATTCGAGGGCTCCGAGGTCCTCCGCCGGGCCTGGGATGCGTGCCCCGCGTCATACCTCGCCTCACCCCAGCTTGCCGTTGCCGTCTCCCTCTTCGTCGCCTCCGAAACCTCCGCGATCTCCGGATGGCCCGACGCATACGCGGCGTGGGTTGAGGACTATTTGACCGACCTTCGGATCGCCGTTGACAAGAAACGGGCCGAGGCCATCAAACGAAGGAGCCCTTAGGATGGCACAAGCCCAGATTGAACTTCTCGTTGAACTCGTCGGCCAAGACAAGGTTTCCTCGGTCCTCAAGCAATCACAAGAGCAGATGCGGAGACTGGGCACGGAGACCCAGAAGGCCGCGAAAAAATCGGGGGCGTTCGCGAAGGTCACCGCGAACCTAAAAAACGTCAATACCCAATGGACGGAGATGAGATCAAAAATCATGCTCGCCGCGGCCGCGCTACGTGTTCCGATGATGGTTTACGATCAGATCATCGGCCGCCTTAAGAGTGGAGAGATCGCCGGTAACGCAGACGTGATTTTCCGGCAACTACACGAGCAGGCCGACGAGGCGATGGGCGCGATGAACAAGGTCACCAAGGGGATCATGACCGAGACCGACATCCAACAGCTGGCGAACCAGATGGAGCTTCTAGGGGCCACAACCGAGCAGCAGGTCGGGGTTCTTGAGGTGGCGACAAAGATGTACCTCGCGACCGGCAAGGACATGAGCGCGACGGCCGAGCGACTGGTAACCGCCGTCATCTCCGGCAGGACGTCGAGCCTTAAGATGCTCGGAGTCACGATCGATCTTGATGATGCGACGAAAGATTACGCCATCAGTCAGGGGAAGGCCGTCGACGAGCTTTCCAAGGCTGATCAGATTTACGCTCGACTCGGGGCCACGGTCGAGCACCTGAATAGCAAGTTTGACGAGGTGGACTTTGACGCTCTGACGATGGACGCACACAAGCTTGACAACAAATTCAAGAATCTCGTCTCCGATATGGAATCACTCGCCGCCGGAGCGGACGCGGCCGCGGTGGCCAACCGGACATTAAAAAAGAGCCTGACGGGGGTCAACGACCAGATCCACGACACTGTGATGGGGCTCAAGGATCTGAGTCTTCTCGAAAGGCTCGACAAGGGCCGACGGATAGCCCTGAAGACGATCGAGCAGATCGGGACGCTCACCCATGATGAAGCCTTAAAGTTCCAGGAGACCCTCCTTAAAACGCTTGAATTCACAGATCGCGAGACAAAACAGATGTGGAACGCTTTCCAGGGTGGAGCGCAAAGGAGCAGCGACGACATGGAGGCGATCGTCGAGACCGCATCCAAAAGGCTTCGCAAGATCTACACCCAGCGTGTCTCCGATCGGAAAAAGGAGATCGCCGAGCGCACAGCGCTCCTCGACGCGGAGATCGCCGAAGAGAACTTCGCCGCCGACGCCGCAGACTCCGCAGACGCGAGTCGTCGGGCGAAGAAGGTTGCCAACGCGGCGAAGTGGGCGGCGAGCGCCAAGGCGCACAAAAAGGAACTGCAGAGGATTGATAGGGAGTGGCTTATCTACAAGGCCTCCACGGTGAGCGAAGAGGCCGTGATCGAGGCGAAAAAAGCAGAGGAGGTCAAGGAACACAAGTCGAAGTTTAAGATCAGCGAGGAGCAATATGCCAAGGGGATGATCATGATCGCCGCGAAGTTCAAGGCCGACATGGACAAGCTCAAGGATGACGAACCCGCGGACGTCGAGGGACAGCACAGAAAGATCGCGACTCTTAAAATGCAATTGCGCGGCGAGTTGGCGGCCTTCGATTCCCAGTCACTCCAGGATCGGCACGATCGCCAAGCCCGGGAGCTAGAATTGCAGCAACAGTTAGACGCCGAGGAGATCAGCGCCGAGGAACACAAGTACTTGACCCTTATCGACATCAAACAACGAGAGAACGACGACCGGCGAAGGCTCGAAGAGGAAAAAAGGGAAATGCAGCAATCATCGCTATCGGCCGCCTCGTCATACGCCGAGGAGATCACCGCATATTCCAAAACCAACAAGGACGACACCGCCGCCGCCCTCGGGACTATGTCGGCGATGACTACCCAAGTGGCCAAGGACTGGAAGCAGCTATCTGCCGGCGCTCCGAGTGCGATTTCCGCACTCGGAAACGTCGCCGCCAGCGGCATACGTAACGAGCGCGCCGCCGCAGGTGTTAAAGCGGCGTTCGCCGCCGCTAGTTCTATTTTTTCATTCGCGAAAGGTAACATCCCCTCGGGTGTGGCCTTCGCGCTCTCGGCTACGATGTTCGCCGCCATCGCCGGAAAGGGTGCCACTGGCAAGGGCGGAAAGGCCGCGAAAAAGGTAGCACCCACGATCGCATCCGGAGGCGGCGGCATGGCCGGGCAGACCGGAGGCGGCGGGGAGTTCACGGTAAATGTGATGGGCTTTGTAGGGTCCACGGCGCAGCTTGGATCGGACGTTTCCCAGGCCGTCGATGAGGTCACTTCGAGCGGACTTCCGGCGGCGGCGACCATATGAAAAGCGCCCAAAAACAGGCCCAAAAACAGGCGATCGAGGGGGAAACCCAAATCGCCGAGAGGGCCCCTGGCTTGCCGTCTAACGGCCGTTATACCGAAGTGCGACACCTAGTACCTAAAAAGGCCACGACGAAGAAATCGACCGCGGTGCAACGTTTATCGGATCGAAAATGCACAGTGTGAAAACCGCAAGAAAAGGGGCCTTTTAATGGCCACGGACGCCCGAGGGATCGCCGTAAACCGGACCGGTTGGGCGGGTACTTTTCAGGTCACGATCGGGGCCACGACGGAGACGATTACGGCCGCGGATTCGTCTAGCTCTCTGGAGTTTTTGTCCACCGTCGCGGCCAAATGCTCGACCACTTTTTACCCGGAGATCTTCACCGTCTCGACTGTGACTACTGGAAAACTCGTCCTCTCTTGCACCGCCGGATTTACCCTCGTTACGACCGGCGTGGCCGCGACCCGGTCGGGCTTCACCTCGACGCCGTTTACTGGATCCGATTCCTACCAGGCCGACGCGATCGCCTCGGACTCGTTCCACATCGACGATCAAATTCGGTTTACTCTCGACGTGCCGACGCCTCCGAAGGCCGGGATCACGCTTTCGGATCGGGCGGTGCTTGTCCGCACGCCGGGTACGGATTGGAAATCCCCCGTGATCTCCGTGGACCTCCTCCGGGCCGACTCCCTCCGACTCGGCGAGGTGCTCGACTTGGCCGACACCCCGGGCAAGATCTCGATCCTTGTCGGATCAGTGATCCACACCGGGCACATGGGCCGGGCCAAGTTCCAGACCCGGGATTCGGTGTCCGGATGGTGTGAAGCAACGATCGAGGTGATCCTGTGAGCCATATTCAGGCCTTCATTAATTGCGACGTTCCGGGCTTCGGGGACGTGGGGACAAGCCCGAATAACATCACATACACCGATTTCTCGGTGATCGGTTTCGCGACTTTCCGAGACTGGATCGCCGGGCTAACGTCAACGGTGACCGGGCTTTCCTTCAGCTACGATCAGGCCCTCGACCGGGTCACGGTGGAAAACACCACCGTTTCTCAACTCTACGTCCGCGTGTCCGAGTCTTCGGCCCAAGCGCTCGGCCTAGTGTCGACCGTGACGACGATCCCGGGAAACACCACGCACACCGGCGGCCGGGCCCCGGCCGGAATAGTTCCACTTAAGAGCGTTGATATTCTCGATTCTTCTCCGGCCCAGAGAACCGATCTAAGGCCTTTCAGCCACGGCCGCGCCCGTTCCATCGTCTTCGGATCGGGGACGTACCACAGGGCCAAGCTCGTCGTCCTATATGCGGATCTTGAGCGCCTCCTCGGCGGACCTTGCACCGCCGGCCGGGTCAGGGTCGGCGACCTTTCCGCGTCTTCGGCGTTCTCGTCTGCAAACGTGGGCGGTTATATCGAGGCCAGTGTCCTCCGGGTCAACAGCCCGTCAGAGCTTGACGAGATCGAGGGGATATCGGAGATCGTGATCGATCTCCACGCGAGCGCCTACACCGCCCC